ACAATCAAGCAGGTACTATTGATGGTACACAAACTGTTGAGAATGGTGTTCTTGCAGGTCCAATTACTATACCTGGAACGATAACAGTAACAGGAGTATTAGTCATTGTCTAAAATAGAAGTAAATACAATTGATGTACAATCTGGATCTACATTAACTTTAGGTTCATCAGGTAAAACTGTTACATTAGCATCCTGTGCATCACAATCAGGTTTTGGTAGAACAGGGACAGTTGACTGGTGTACTACGGCAAAGACAGGTCCTTTAACAGTTGTTTCAGGCAATGGTTATTTTATAAATACTACTTCAGGAGGTATCACAGTTACCCTTCCAAGTTCGCCTTCGGCAGGTGACATTGTAGCGTTTAAAGATTATGCAGGCACTTGGGATTGTAATGCGGTAACAGTTGGTAGAAATGGTTCAAAAATTAACGGTGGTTGTTTTTGCGCAACTTTAAACACAGAAGCACAGTCAGTAACTTTAATTTATGTAGATGGTACTAAAGGTTGGCAAGATATTCATGACTCAACTGCTAATGTAACAGGTGCTGGATTTGTTGCAGCAACAGGCGGAACAGTTACAGAATCAGGAGATTATAAAATTCACACATTCACTTCTAGTGGATGTTTTCAAGTAACTAGTGCAGGTGACGCAGGAGGTTCAACTAAAATTTCATATATGGTAGTTGCAGGAGGTGGAGGTGGTGGTACTTCTCCAAATGCAAACACTGGATCACCAGGAGGAGCTGGAGGGTTTAGAGAAGGAAAATGTTCTTCTGATCCATATACAGCCTCTCCTTTAGCAGCAACACCTTGTTCAGCTTTAACTGCATCCGTTGCAACTTTTCCAATAACAGTTGGAGCAGGTGGAGCAGGAAGTCCTTGCACTGTAGGATCTGTAGGTGGAAATTCAATTTTTAGTACAATTACAAGTACAGGTGGAGGTAGAGGAGCATCAGGAGCTAGTCCAGGTACTGCTGCTGCAGTAGGCGGAGATGGTGGATCAGGCGCTGGCGGAGCTGGAGGAGCTACTTTTCCTAATAATCAAGGTGGAAATGGAAATGAACCACCGGTTTCTCCTTCACAAGGAAATGACGGAGGGAATTCAAGACCCTCACCAGGACCATCACACGATTCATCTTCAGGTGGTGGCGGTGGAGCTGGTGGTGCAGGTCAACCAAGTCCAAATGGAACAAATGCTGGTAACGGCGGAGCTCATGTAAATTCATCTATCACAGGATCAGATACAGAATATGCTGGTGGATCTGGTGGCTCAGGCGTACCAGGAACAGCAGGAACACCTGGAGGTGGAGGAGCTGGTACGGCGCAACAATCAAGCCCAGCCGTGACTTCTACTGCTGGAACTGCAAACACAGGTGGATCTGGAGCTGGATCTTTTTCCGGAGCTGCTTCAAGAACAGGAGGATCTGGTATAGTGGTGTTAAGATATAAATTTAAATAATTATGACAAGTACAATTAAAGTAAATAAAATAGAAAAAACAGACGGAAGCACAATTACAATAGGAGGCCCAAGCACAGCCGTAACTTTAGCTTGCGGTGCCACTCAAACAGGTTTTGGTCGTACTGGAACTGTAGATTGGTGCACGACTGCAAAAACAGGTCCTTTAACAGTTGTTTCAGGTAATGGATATTTTATTAACACAACTAGTGGAGCGATTACAGTTACACTTCCTAGTTCCCCTTCAGCTGGAGATATAGTAGCATTTAAAGATTATGCTAATACTTGGGATGATGCGTGTAAAGCAGTAACAGTTGCCAGAAATGGTTCTAAAATTAATGGTCAATGTGCTTGCGCAACTTTAAACACAGAATCTCAATCTGTTACTTTAATTTATGTTGATGGAACTAAAGGTTGGCAAGACATACACGATTCAACTTCTAATGTAACAGGTAATCCAGGTTTTACTGTAGCTTCTGGCGGAACTGAAACAACATCAGGAGATTTTAAAATTCATACTTTTACTGCAAGTGGACCATTAAATATTACAAACGTAGGTACACCAGGAGGAGGAACAGATAAAGTTTCTTATATGGTTGTAGGTGGAGGAGGTTCTGGTGGAGCAGGTTGTGGTGGTGGAGCTGGAGCAGGTGGATTTAGAGAAGCTAAAGTACCTTCTGATCCTTATACAGATTCACCTTTAGATGCAGGAACAGGTTTAGCAGTTTCAATACAAGATTATACAATAACAGTCGGAGCAGGAGGAACAGGCACACCTTTAAGTGGTCCATACCAACCTGGATCAACAGGTTCAGTTTCAACTTTTTCAACAGTAACATCAGCCGGAGGTGGTGGCGGTGGCGGAGGTCCAAATTCTGGTAGTGCAGTAGCAGGGCTTGATGGTGGATCAGGAGGCGGAGGTATGCCTACTGGTGCAGCAGGTTCAGGAAATACTCCACCAGTTAGTCCTCCACAAGGTCAAAATGGTGGTAGAGGAAATAGAAATGTTTCACCAAGTCCAAATAATGCTGGAGGAGGAGGCGGTGCTGCTGGAGCTGCTGGTGCTGATGGCTCTCCTAGTGGTGGTGGCGGTGATGGTGGTGCAGGAGTAACTACATCAATAACAGCTTCACCAGTTCAAAGAGCTGGAGGAGGAGGTGGAGCTTTTTCTTGTGGAACATCTGGTTGTAATCAAGGTGCAGGTGGTGGTGGGAAAGGTGGTTTTCCTGGAGGAAATGCAACAGCAGGAACAGCTAATACTGGAGGTGGTGGAGGAGCTGGAGGAATAGGACCAGTTCCATCAGGTGCTGGTGGATCAGGAATAGTAGTGGTAAGATATAAATTTCAATAATTATGAGTAAAATAAAAGTAAACGAAATAGAAAACAGAACAGGGAGCACACTTACATTAGGTAAGTCAGGCACAACAGTACAACTTGCTTGTGGTGCATCACAAACAGGATTTGGTAGAGCAGGTTCAGTAAATTGGTGT